CAAAGAAGAATACAGAGAGAAGCTTTTTGAGAAGTCGGACCTATCTACTTATGACGAATTTGGGAATGTCGTAGCATCCGAAAGAGGTCGTGATGTTGCCCGTATGCAACTTGAGTATCGTCAAAAGAAAGACCCAATAGCATTATTAGGCAAGGGCCTTCCTTTTGGGATGGGTTCTGCTTTAATGGGTGTTGGCTCAATGAACAGAAAGCAACAGCTTGCAAACTTGAAGGCAAGGGGTCAGCCTCAGTTCAGGTATTCATCAAGCGGTAGATTTGTCGTTGGTGGTGTTACTCCTGCTGGTCAAAGGTTAGAGGGTGGAAATGTAATCGACTCCTTTGCCCAATCTGACAACGGCGGTAGTAGAGGAGAAAATCCTCAGTCTGCTACATCTCCTTCAAAGCCAAGCCCAACTGCATCGGCCCCTACAACTGGACCCACTTCTGCCACAAGAAGGCTGTTGGCTTCTGAAAGGGCGGCTGGTGTAAAAAGGCGTATGCTGATAGGTAGGCCTTCTGTTTAATGAAACTAAACTATGAACCGCCTGGTCCGATAGCCAAGGCATTTTTAAAAGATTCCTCTTTTGTTAGGGGAATAAGAGGGCCAGTAGGCTCTGGTAAATCCGTGACTTGTTGCATGGAGATTATGCGAAAGGCTGTCCATCAGGCCCCTAATTCTGCTGGGGTACGCAGAACTCGATGGGCAGTCATTCGTAACACCAATCCTCAGTTAAAAACCACGACTATTAAGACATGGCGTGATTGGTTTGATGATGAGATAGGCAGATTTGTCTGGTCGCCACCATATACTCACAATATTAATTTTGCATTGGGCGACAAAACTACTGTGGAACTAGAAGTCATTTTCTTGGCTTTAGACAAGCAAGAGGATGTAAAGAAATTACTTTCTCTAGAGCTAACTGGCGTATGGATAAATGAGGCCAGAGAGATACCAAAGAGTATTGTTGATGCTTGCACTATGCGTGTGGGACGCTTTCCTTCTATGAGGGATGGCGGTCCGTCATGGTTTGGCGTTATTATGGACACAAACTCGCCAGATGAAACTCACTGGTGGGCAATTATGTCTGGTGAGGCCCCGACTCCCGAATATATGTCATCAGAAGAGAAATTATTGCTTGTTAAGCCAAATGATTGGGTTTTTTACAAGCAAGCTGGTGCTATGACAGAGAAAAAAGACAAATCAGGCGCACTTATTGGGTATGAGCATAACCCCAAGGCCGAAAACACCAAAAACATGCAACCAGACTATTATGATAAGATTATCTTGGGTAAAACGCCCCAATGGGTAAAGGTTTACGTCCTAAATGAGTATCAGGCTCTTATGGATGGCAAATCTGTCTATGCGTCTTTCAGAAAGGATACTCACGTTGCCAAATCGCCAATTGAGCCGATTGATGGGGTTGAAGTTATTGTCGGCATCGATTTCGGCCGTACGCCATCGGCAGTCTTTTGCCAGCAAAACTTTGGAGGAAGATGGACAGTATTCCATGAAGTTATCGGACAAGACATGGGAGCAGGACGATTTGCAGAAGTCCTCAAAAGAGAAATCGCCAGAAACTCTTGGGACAAGCACGACTTCAAGTTTGTAGGCGACCCTGCTGGTAATCAAATGGCCCAGACATCAGAGAATACTCCGTTTATGATACTAAGGGCTGCTGGTATTAATGCACATCCTGCTCCAAGCAATGACGCAGTAATGCGTGTTGAAGCTGTTGAGGGCGTTCTTAACCGTATGACAGACGGTTATCCTGCCATGACCATAAGCCCTAATTGTACTGTATTGATTTCTGGGTTTGAGGGCGGCTACCAGTACAAACGTCAGTACCACATGGGAAATGAGAAATACGAAGAAAGACCCTCTAAGAATCGCTTTTCTCACATACATGACGCATTACAATATGCGGTCTTGGGTGGAGGTGAAGGACGGAGAGTGTTGTTCGGTGGTAATAAGCCCCCTTCCCATACAACCGTGGAGAGGGCTTCTAGCCCATTTGAGAGACAAAGAAAAAGAAACAGCAGACTTTCGAGAAGGCTTGCTGGTATATGAAATGGATAATAGTATTCTCCAAATCAGCAAACTACGGCCCTTGGAGATTGTTTACTTTACACAGACCTGATTTTGGTCATGTATATGCAGTTAGGTATGATGCAGAACTAGATGTATGGATAAGATTTGAATGTGCTAGTGAAAGGCTAAACTTTGAATTACTAAGAGATGAGGAAGCTGACTTATTATTTCATCACATATCTACAAACTGTACTTGTGTAGAAGTGACTGTTGATAGCGGTCCTATATACTTTCCTCGTTGGCTTTATTGCGTTTCATTTGTAAAGCACGTTGTTGGCTGTAATAAGATTTCTGTATGCACACCATATCAACTGTATTGTGAATTGATTAAAAATGGTGGAAGAGTATTATTTGGAGAATCAATAGGAGATTCTAATGGGTAGTTTATTTTCAAAGCCTAAAATGCCAGCACCCGACCCAGAGCTAAAAGCTCAGAGGGAAGCTGAAGAACAGCGCATTGCTGAAGAGAAAGAGTCACAAAAAAGGTTTGAAGCTGACCAAGACAGGATTCGTACCGCAAACCTTATCGGTCAACGCTCTACTCAGTCTGAGGACATTGAGGGTTTTTCTGGTTTTCGCAGAAGACAAATGGGTAAATCTGGTGCTGGTTCAATAAGGAGCTAAAATGGCATACGGTGGAATTGAAGGTGACGGTAATCCAGTAGCACCATCTGCTGAGTCTGGCGATAAAGCAGAACTCAAGCGTGTTATGACAAAGTACAAAAAGGCTAAGAGCCGATGGAACTCTTGGACTGATTTATGGGAAGAGGTATATGACTACGCTGTTCCTCATAGAGAAAGCTTTTTTCAAGAAAGCTCTGCACAACGCAGAACAGAAAACATATATGACGAAACAGCCGTTACAGGATTGCCAAAGTTTGCAAGTCGCCTTCAGTTAGGTTTCTTTCCTCCAAATGGTCGTGCCTTTAGGCTTGAGCCGGGTCCTGAATTTCCAGACTCACTAATGAGTAAGGATTTACAGCAACAGCTAGACAGCATTACAGACCTCATACATGAAGGCCTTAGAAACTCTAACTTTAATTCTGAGATGCATGAGGGGTTGCAGGACTTGGGCATGGGCACAATGAACATGCTGTGCGAGGAAGGTCGCTTTCAAGGTGACTTACACTTTACTGCTGTACCGCCTACTAACTTGGCTTTGTTATCTGGGCGTATGGATGGTGTTGCTAGTTGGTTCCGTTGGAATAGCAACATGGACATCACTGAGGTAAAACAGCGTTATCCAGATGCTAAGTACACTGAGAAAATGTCTCAGGAGCAAAAAAAGAACCCAGAACGTAAAACAAATATTATTGAAGCTACCATCTATGATGAAGCAAATAGATTTGCAGATGAATACACTTACTATCTTATATCTGAAACAGACAATGCTATTCTTATAAAGAAAGTAATGAAGGGCAGAGGTTCTGTTCCGTGGATTACTACACGTTGGTCTAAGTCTGGATTTGAAGTATGGGGTCGTGGTCCTTTGCTACAGGCAATGCCAGCCATTAAAACATTAAACCTTACAGTACAGCTTATCCTTGAGAATGCTGAAATGGCAATCGCAGGAAGCTATGTGTATGACGATGATGGTGTATTTAATCCTGATAATATAACTATACAGCCAGGAACTTTTATACCTAGAAGTCCTGGGTCTAGTATTGATACCCTTCAGAATGCAGGACGTTTTGATGTAGCACAGCTAGTTTTAGAGGATATGAGAAGGAATGTTAGAAAAGCTCTCTTCATTGATGAACTCGATACTCGCCCAAATGCTAGAACGCCTTTATCCGCAACTGAGGTTTCAGAAAGGCTTGCCGATGTTGCTCGTGATATGGGGGCTGTTGCTGGACGGATGCAAAAGGAGTTCCTTCAGCCGTTGGTTGAGAGGGTTATACATATCTATACGAAACAAGGTCTTATCGATATACCAAAGGTAGATGGTCGTGAAATTCGTGTCGTTCCAGTTTCTCCCTTGCTGAGAGCGCAGGACCAGCAGGACGTTTCTGACTTTGTTAGATTCCAACAAACTGTTGCGTCTACCTTTGGTCCCGAGATAACACCTATACTTTATAACCAAGAAAAAGTTGTTGCATACCTAGCTTCTAAGTTTGGTATCCAAGAGGAACTTTTAGCTGACCAAAGCCAAGTAGAAGGTAATGTAGAACAGCTACAGCAACTCATGCAAATGCAAGGACAACCGCAACAATGAAGGAAAAGATAAATGCGTCAATTGACGGTAGAGGATACACTAAGGAAGTTGACCAAGACCTTAATAGCAAAGCCTATGGTTTGTTTGGCAGTGGTATTGGAAAAGACTTCTTATCGTACTTGGAATCTATCACAACGAATAATGTATATCCTGCAGGCGTGGGCATCGAGACTTTAGCCCATGCAGAAGGTTCACGTTGGCTTGTAGCCGTAATTAAAGCTAGATGCGAGAAAGGACGTAAACAGTCAGATGTCTAAACCTGCAAATCCAAAGCTATACGCAAGAGCAAGAGCTATTGTGAAGGGAAGAGTGAAGAAATGGCCCAGTGCTTATGCTTCGGGCCAGTTAGTCCAACAGTACAAGAAAATGGGCGGTACATATAAATCATGAAGCAAGCTCCTAAAACAAACAAAACCATGGGCAAGCCTACAAAAGTTGGTCAAAGTGACCCGAATTTTGAAAGCTATCTTAAACTAAAGTTTGGGAAAAATGCCGCAAACAAAATACTTGCAAGCCCATCTAATATAAAAAGAACATACAGCATGTATTTAAAGGGCACTCTTGCAGACGCTAATCCAGAGGATATACCGTTCTAATGAGTTTAGATAAATGGTTTAATGAAAAGTGGGTTGATATATCCACAACAAAAGACGGCAAGCACCCTCCTTGTGGTCGTAAGATGGGTGATGGGCGCAAATACCCGAAGTGCGTTCCATCATCCAAAGCTTCATCTATGAGCAATTCTGAAAAGAAGACAGCTACAGCAAGGAAGCGTAAAACTAACCCTAGTGGTGGTGGTCAAAAACCAACTTATGCGAGGACATAATGGCAAAGTCAGCGGCTTGGACTAGAAAAGAGGGTAAAGACCCTAAAGGTGGACTTAATCGTAAAGGTCGTGCATCTTTGCGTAGACAGGGCAAAAACATTAAAAGACCTGTATCTGCCAAGCAAGCGAAGAAGTCTCCAAAAGCGGCCGCTAGACGTAGAAGTTTTTGTAAGCGTATGATGGGTATGAAAAAGAAGCTTACATCTAAAAAAACGGATAATGACCCTAACAGCCGTATCAACAAAGCACTTAGGAAGTGGGATTGTTAATGTCAGAAGAACTACAAGCAGAAGAACAGGTAGAAACCAATGAGGTTCAGGCTGGAGAGTCGGAGCAACCTTTGGAAACTACTCAAGAAAGACCTGATTGGCTTCCTCAGAAGTTTGACAGGCCAGAAGAACTAGCCAATAGCTACAGTGAGCTAGAAAAAGCATTTTACACTCGTAAAGAAGATTTACGAAATCAAATTGTTGGGGAGTTAAACGAAGAGGCCTCTAGCAATGCTCCTATCAGTCCTGCTGATTATGAGCTAAATATAGAAGCCCCAGAGGGATTAGAATATAGCGTATCTGATGATGACCCTATGGTTGACTGGTTTAGAGCTACTGCTCATAACTACGGTTTATCACAAGATGAATTTACTGGCTTAATGCAGGAATATGTTTCTATCGATGCCCAACGTGGTCCTGATTGGAATGTTGAATCTGAGCAACTAGGCGAGTATGCAGATAAAAGATTAGAGCGTGTTGATGGTTGGGCTACAGCTAACCTGTCTGAATCAGCCTATACTGTTTTTGCAAACGTTCCTGCTTCTGCTGGAATGGTTCAGTTGTTTGAAGAATTGATGGAGTTAAATGGACAGCCACAATTTAACATGACTACTGAAACAGACTTCCAAGAGCGTTTAAGTTTAGACGATTTACGCAGTATGCAGAACGACCCCAAATATTGGAAAGACAAAGACCAAGCCTTTATTGCAAAAGTAAGGCAAGGCTTTGCCCAATACTCAAGGCAGAATGGGTAATGTGAATTGGCATTTACTTTTTTCTGTGAAATTATGGTTTTACTTGAAGGCCCAAAAGCAAGGGATAATCTTCGGACCCCGAGCCAATGGATAACCAGACAGCCAAAAACTGAAACTTAACTTAATTAAAAGGAGTGTGTTATGGCAACACCAACTATTTCCACCTCCTTTATCGAGGAGTTTGAATCTGGCGTCCACATGGCTTATCAGCGCATGGGGTCAAAGCTTCGTAACACTATTCGTACAGCGAATGGCGTTAAGAACAAAACCACGTTTCAGAAAATCGGTAAAGGTTTTGCTACTACCAAGGCTCGCCACGGTAATGTAGCTCCAATGAATCTTGAGCATACAAACGTCAACGTCACTGTAGAAGATTACTTCGCTGGTGAATGGATTGACGATTTGGATCAACTTCGCATCAATCACGATGAGATGATGGTTGCTCAACAGTCAGGTGCATATGCCCTTGGACGTAAGACTGATGAACTCATTCTTGCGGCAATGGATGCAACAACGAATAACCACAACGAAACAAGTAACGGCGTTACTCTTGCTTGGGCTTTAGGCCTTATGGAATTGTTTGGTAATAACGATGTTCCAGATGACGGACAGCGTTATGTTGCTGTTGGTTGGGAGCAGTGGTCACAGCTAATTGACCTTGATGAGTTTTCTCGTCAGGAATATGTTGGTGCTAACGACCTTCCGTTCCAAAATGCTATGACAGCTAAAAACTGGCTTGGCTTTATGTGGTTCCCGTTCTCAGGGCTTGATTCAATCAACTCTGATGCAGACCGCAAATGCTTTGCTTGGCATTCATCCTCAGTAGGCCATGCTATTGGTGCAGATGTTTCTTCAAACATGCAGTACCATAACGATAAGGACGCATACTTTGTTCTAAACAAGATGCAGATGAACTCAGTCCTAATCGATGCAAATGCTTGCTTTGAACTTCAGCTAAAGAAATAAGGAGAAGGACACATGGCACTAGTAGTTGCAGACTTCACCTTAGTCAATTATTCAGGAAATGGCTTCCACATTTGGCACTACAAATCAACAGCCGATGCACTGAATACAATTGATGCGGCTGGTTACTTTAATTCAAAGTCCAGTGAAATCAATGTTGGCGATGTTATCTTTATCAATGCTTCTAATGGCTTTGGTATTGCGACAGTTGTTTCTAACGCAAGCGGAGTTGTCGATACAGGCGACATCGTGAGCATGACAACTGATAGTCGTTAATGGCTAAGACACCTACAAAGAAGGAGGCGGTGAAAGCTGCCCCTTCTACCCCTAAGACAAAAGAGAAAACTGTCCGTAATGGCAAAGTAACTTTTGGAAAGGGTGTAACACTTGGAAAAGGAGTTTCCTAATGGCTTTTAAGAATTGCCCAGACTGTCCAACAAAAGCTAAATGCCGTGAAGCTGGGAAGTGCCTAATGGAATCTTACAAAGGTAAGAAGATGGGCAACGATAAAACTAAAGATTACTTTAAATAGAGGTTTCTAATGTACAACATTCCTAAAGCTCCTAAAAAAAAGAAGAATATTAAAAAAGCTTCTGCAATGGATACTTTTGTAGCCCTATCGCCTCATGCCTCTGAAATTGGTGCTGGAATGGCTCAAGGACTTGGTACTGTAGCTGGTGTTATTGGTGGCTATAAGGCTGGCAAGAAAGTTGTAAGCGGCGTTAAAAACACAGCAAAGTCTGTTAAAAGTATGGGTAGATTTATGGGCGGAGGTAGATAGTGCCAACAACTCCATCAACGGACATTGAGGTTGCACAAAAGGCTATGGTCCTTATTGGATTAGAGCCTTTGACTTCATTTACAGACAATACTGATGAAGCGCTTGTAGCCAACACAATATACGAAGATGTTGTTACAGATTGTCTTGGTCAGCACAATTGGAACTTTGCTACTGGTCAGAAAACTCTTTCTCGTTTATCAGACATTCCTGTTGACCGATGGGATGCCGCTTATGCATTACCAACTAACCCAGAGGTTATGCAGGTCATTACTGTAACTATTGAAGATGCTCCACAAAGATATGACATCTATGAGCGTTATGTATATATGAACGCACAAGTAGATGATGCGGTTGTTCTTAATTACGTGTTTAGACCTGAGACTCAATACTGGCCTCCTACATTTACTATGTGGGTTATATTTAGGCTTGCATCTGTATTGGCTTTATCTGTTACAAGAAAAGGCGATGTAGCTAATTCCTATACACAGCTTGCAGAACAGCAGTTTAGAAAAGCCAAGGCTAGGGATTCACAGCAAGTAACAACCCAAGGGCTAAGACTTAGCAGATACCACAGAGCAAGACTTGGTAACGGTATATTCCAAAATATAGAAGGCACATAATGAATGGCACTTCTCAGGCAGTTTTATACAAATTTTACCGCAGGAGAGTTATCTCCTCTGTTGTCTTCTCGCATTGATTCTAATGCATACAAGAATGGCGTTAAAAAACTTAGAAACTTTCGTGTTCTATCTCAAGGCGGCATAAGAAGAAGAGGCGGCCTTCGATATCTTCAGGAGCTTTCTGATATACCTTATCAGACAGAGCCTTATGTATATGATGAAGATGAAGCTTATATAGTTCTTTTTAGCAATGCTCGTGTAGACATTGTTGACATTACTGACCCTACAAATATTGCAGACTCAATAACAGGATGCCCTTGGACAACTGCAATGATTGGTCAACTTCGTGTTGCTCAGTCTGGTGATACAATGATTGTTGTTCATCCTGATATGCCTATGCAAACACTAAAGAGAACTGCGGTAGATACTTTTGCTAGAGCCGTATATGAGTTTGACTCATCTGATGGCTTTATTCATCAGCCTTATTATAAGTTTGCGGCACCTGATGTAACTCTTGACCCAGCAAGCACAACTACAAACAACCAAACGATAACTGCAAGTGCGGCTATATTTAGTGCTGATTGGGTTGGTGAAGAAATAGAGTTTATTGATGCTAACGGTGCTGTTCATCACATAGAAGTAATTGCTTACCTTAGCACCACCACCATCACTGGTAAGTTTGATACTGCTCCTCATAATGGAACTGCTAGAACAACTTGGTCTGAGCAAGTATTTTCAGCAAGGCATGGATATGCTCGTAGTGTTGTTTTCCACGACCAGAGATTAGTGTTTGGCGGTAGCCGTGATTTACCTAATCATATGTTCTTTTCTAAAGCTGGTCAGTTTTTTAATTTTGATGTTGGAACTGGTTTGGACGATGAATCTATTCAAGTACAGATTGCTGAAAACCAAGTATCAGAAATTAAGTCTTTGGCTTCTTTTAGGCATCTATCCATCTTTTCATCTGAGCAAGAACTATATGTTCCAACAACAGAAAATAAGCCACTAACGCCAGCTACTATAGCAATCAAAAAGCAGACCTCTTATGGAAGTGGTGCGGTTTCTCCTGTTGAGTTTGATGGTGCATTAGTGTTTCTTACTAAGTCAAAAGGTGCTGTAAGAGAGTTTGTCTTTTCTGATTTAAGCCAAGCATATAATTCTGATGCATTAACCTTGTTATCTTCTCATCTTATTGGGACTCCAACACAGCTTGTTTCTCAAAGAGAAGCAACAGACCAAGTAGAAGCTTATCTGTACCTTGTAAATTCAGAAGGCAAGATGCCTGTCTTTATGTCTATTCGTAAAGAGCAGTTACAAGGGTGGGGAGAGTATTCTACTGTAGGTAACTTCAAGAACGCAGTTGTTGTAAATAGGCGTGTATATTGTGTATGCGAAAGAACCATAAATGGGTCTACGTTCACAAGCTTAGAGATTATGGACAATGACTATCATGTAGACTGCTCTCAAAAATACACAAGCGGTTCTCCCACAAAGAACTGGACTATTGCTCACCTTCCCAATACTGAGGTTGTTGTGAAGTCAGACAATTACTCTATGGGCACATATACTACAGATAGCAGTGGCAATCTTACATTAACTGAAGAAGTCACTTCGGTTGAAATTGGTTTGAACTTTACACCAGAGCTAACCACATTGCCTCCTGAGTTTCAGCTTCCAGATGGTATATCTGTAGGTCAGAAACGTAGAATTGTTCGTGCTGTTTTAGATTTAAACGAAACACTTAATGTAAAGACAAGAGGAACCACTCTTTTAATAAGAAGAGTTACAGATGACTTTTCATTGCAACCTGTTCCAATTACCACAAGGAAAGAGGTTTATTTGCTTGGATGGTCATCTGAGGGTACAGTTACTATAACTCAAGACCAACCGTTGCCCCTTACAATTAACGGTGTATTGCTAGAGGTAGAAGTATAATGGGCGTTGAGATGCAAATTGCCAGTGCTGTTTTAGGTTTAGCCGCCGCTAGACAGCAAAAAGGCGTCTACGAAATGGAAGCTCAGTCCTACAAAGAGCAAGCTGACATGGCTAAGATACAAGCTGGTCAGCAAGAAACTGAGAGAAACAGAAAGCTAAGAATGCAGATAGCATCTCTTGGTACATCCTCTTCTGCAAGGGGCGTTACTATTGGTACTTCAGGTTCGACAGGAGCTTTGATTAGAGATGAAAAGGATATGGCTAAAGCAGACATTAACAGTATTAGGCTTATGGGTTCTTCTGCTAGACGTAAATTTGGCATAAGTGCTGCTGGCTCTCAAGCGGCTGGTAAAGCCTCAACTCTTGGTGCTTTGTCAAAAGCTGGTACTGCGGCTTACTCTATTCATAAAGGTATTACTTGATGGCTTTTAAAAAAACACAAGGTCGGTCTGCATTTGTATCTCCTGTAGGTGGGCCAGATTTATCTGGATTTAAAAAAGCGGCATCTATTTATGAGGGTGTAGCTAATCAAGCGTATAATATTGGTCTTGATGTAAGAAAGTCTCAATTCAATGATGCTATTCTGCAAGCAGAGATAGATGGTAAAACTGCTGGTGTAAAATACAGTGTAGATAAGGATGGCAATAGAACACTTGTTCCCCTTACCAATCTTGACTACGGCAAAGAGTCTGAGTTGTTTTCAAGCCGTGATAGAGATGCTGTACTAAGGCAGTACAGAAAGTCTGCTATAACGTCTTATGTAGCAAACGCTACCATTGATATTGAGAGTGCCGCTAACCAAGCATTGATTGCTAACCCAGCCAATCCAGATGGCATTAGAGGTTCTGCTAGTGGTTATTTTGCAGGAATCAGTGATTTAGATGACGAAGTATATTCTGCTTTAGGTCCAAAGGTTGATGCGGCATTTAAGATAGCTGAAAACAAAGCTCTAGCCCAACAACAACAAAACACAAGAGCAGACCAATCTAATTCTGCTATTTCCCTTATTGATTTAAACACAGAAAAACTTGGTGTTCTTTACTCAAAGGGTGCTGGCGATACAGACGAGTCTCAAGTTGGTCACGAGCTTATGGTTGGTGAACTTATTGAAGAGCAAGAAGAAGCTTTTAATGTACTTAAAACAAATGGTTTTTTAGATTCAGACATACAAAAGCTGAGAGATAAACAGTCTACCGTTATTGCGGCTAGAGTTGGTCAGGCTCACATAGAGAGAATCTTTACAGCAGAAGGTGAGGCTGGTGCATTAAGAGCTATTGGTGGGATTGTTAAGGATGCTCAAACAAGCTCTTCAGTAGATGCCGACACTCTTTCTACAGTATTATTTAGAACTGCAAGTCAATTAGAAAACATTAGAAGAGCAGAGAAGTCACAGGAAACATTTAATAGAAATGCAATATATCAGCAGATTATTAAAGACATATATATTAACGGATTAAATGTTGATGATATGCTTTCAAATCCAAAGCACATGATATGGAATCTTGAGGGTGGTCAGCTTGCTAGTGCAATTAGCCAAAGTGAAGCTAGGGTCAAGCAAAGCATTAATGATATATATTCTGGTTCTAGCGCTGTTGTAAGTGCCTGGAAATCTTTATCTGGAACTTCTGATGAAGTTTTGATTATAGATAATTATGAAGATGTTAAAAAACAATTTGTTGATGGCCAAATTGATTATGATAAATGGTTGCCAGTAAGAGATAATTATTTGTCTTATATTGACAATAAGTTTAACCAAAAAGACAGAGACATTGCTGGTCAATCTGTATTAAAAGAGTTGGGTAATAATAGCTCTTTTACTGCAACGCCAAATTATTTTGAAGGCATTACCCCTAATCTTGTTAAGTCTGGTGTAATTGGTGAAAACGGTGTTTTCAAAACAATAAAGGGTTACCAAGAAAGCATTTCTACATATACTACTAAGTATAATAAACATCTTTCAGACATGGGTACTTTGGCAAGGGCAAAGGGTCATGCTGGCTTGGGGATACCTCTTACAAGTGCAGAAGAAGAAGCGCTTGTAAAACATGAAGGTGCAAACATAGCTATACTAAATGACGGAACGACTGTTAATATGGACCTTACAAGCTCAGACCCAGAGCTTCTTGCCGCTTCTATTGATACAGTTGATAGATATGCTGGCGTAACAAACGGTTTGTTGCATTCAGAAGCAAAAAGAATATTTTCACAGTCACTATATAATCCAGATGCCGCAGACCTTTCTATGCGTATGTTGGGTCAAATTGTTTCTGGTATGGAAAAACAATACGGCGGTAGTTATAAGGCTCATTTGTCAGATTTCTTTGACAAAAATGGTATATCAGATGAGCAAAGAGCATACTTCAAACTTATCGGCGACATAGGTTCAGTTGAACTTGCTAGAGAAGTATTTCAAGCTGGAAAGAAAGTAGACCTTAATCGTGATTTGTCTTCATACATTGGTCAAAGAAAAGATGGCGAAACTATTGATGTTGCGGTAGATAGAGAGTTTGACAAAGTATTTGCTGAAGCCACCACTGGTCATAATTGGTGGTCTATGTTTAATCCCAAAATTAGTGAGTTTAGACAAAAGCAATTAGAAGAATTGGCTGGCCCTTATGGTGTTCCTGACATTGCTGGTGCTACTATTAAAGACCCAGTTGTTAGAAAATCAATGAAAGATTTATACTATTCTAGGCTTATTGAAAGCAGAGGAGTAGGTGACAAAACAGAAATCATGCGTGATGTAATGATTACAATGGGTAAGAGATTTGGGTATGAACAAAATCCTGATACTGGAAAAATTAATCTAGTTGAAAGACCTATTCTTACATACGCTCAAGCTACAGTTCCAGTTACTAAGTTTGGAAGTGATACAAAACCTAACATTCAATTAAGCCAAGAAAACATTGATAATGATGTTGTCAATAAAGCTTTGTCTGCCTCTCAGTTTATGTCTCCTGAAATGGCAGAAGGGCTAAGGCAAGTTGGCAATAAGGGGAATGGGTATGAGTCTCATTTACACTATAGAGCTAATGATAATTATGGCGGCCCTCAGACATACACAGTAACAATGGTAGACCATTACGGTAGACCTTTTGTTATTTCTGATTCTTATAGTTATGACTTTAATCATTCGTCACAAAACGAAAGTTACCAAAAAGCTGTAAATGCCTTAAAGACAGATAAGATGAAACAGATTTGGTCAATGATGGGGCTAATGGATAGAAATATTTTGCAGTCTAGTTTCGAGTCTTTTGAAAGAACAAAAAATGATAGAAGCTTGACTCCAATTATAAATGGTATTCAGGACATTATTTATAATACAAGCCCAACAGCTCCCCCTGAGTTTATTCAACAATTTGGTGAGCCATTAACAGATGATGAAAGAGCAGAGTTCTTTTACATGATTGAAAATTTCTTTAGTTTAGGGTGGAGATAATGAGCAATATTGATTGGGACTTTATTAAAACTCTAGAAGGAAACAACCTTACAGGTACCGTTCCTGATGCAGAAGGGTCTAAGTCTGGCGTTACTATTGCCAGTGGGTTTGACCTTGGAGCAAGAGCTTTAAGTGATTTAGCTGGGTTGCCTCAAGATATTATTGATTTGCTAAAACCCTATCTTGGCTTTAAGGGTGCTGAAGCGCAAGAAATGGCAGGAAACCTAAAGGTATCAGACGAGCAAGCCAATATTATTAATGAGTTTTCTAAAGCTGAAGCAACAGAAAATTTATCTCGTAAATGGAAAGAAAAAACAGGACAAGAGTTTTCTGAGCTTCCAAAGAATAAGGCTACTGTTATTGCATCTGCCGCTTTTCAATACGGCGACTTAGCCAGTGAGACTCCTAACTTTTGGAAACAGGTTACAGAAGACGATTGGGGTGCCGCAGTAAAAAATCTTAGAAACTTCCAAGATAAATATCCTAGCAGAAGAAACAAAGAAGCAGATTATTTTGAAGCAACTGAACCAGAAGAGAGTTTGGAAGCAAAAAAAAAATTTGAAGTAGAGTTACAAAGAGATAAACAACTAGGCATACAGCAAGCTATGATTAGTGGTGAAGAGGGTGGCTTGGGCACCGTTGAACTTACTGATAAGCAAGTTGTTGAAACAGCACAGAAAGCTATACAAGACAGTGAAATAGCAACTGGCAAAAGAATTATTGCTGAACCTGTAGAGTCACAGCCTAGACCCTTTGTTGATGAAGATGGCGTTCCTGCTCTTGATGAAATGCCAGAGGTTGATCCATTCCTTGACCAGTTTGTTGATGTCAAAGATGTTAGCGTTCCGACTGTTACGGGCCAAACAAGCTACTCAGTTCCAGAAGAGGCAACACCTACCCAGCAAATTCAGTCTGCCGATACACAGCAGATGCAAGTTGAGAAGTCTACTTCTGCTATACAGCAAGAGCTACTTTCTCCTATTGCTAATACTAAGGCAGATAAAATGTTGCCTAGTTACAGCAATATCAAACAAGACAAAATGTTTCTTGATGGGTATCAAAGTGAACTTAGGTTTGGAGACAGGGTTCCCAGCATAAACGACCAAAATACATTTGATTATTCAATGTTCAATCCAACTATGGGGCAAGCGTTTACTGCGGCTGGAAGGCAATTTAATATTGCTCATTCAATAGGTAGAATGATTAACTCTTCTTTAGACCCTAATCAAAAGCCTGAAGAGGGTTACTCTTCTTTCAATGACCAAAGACTTAAACGTGAAGTTGGAGAAGACGGTCTTTTGTTTTTCCGTCATTCACGAAGCCATGGAGAATCTATGGAAAAAGTTCGCAGAATGAAAGAGGATGCAAAAGACATGCAAACTATAGAATCTAGTGAGCATGGAACAGCCTTTAGTGCGGCTTGGGCTTTTGCAACGCCTACTCTTATGTCTCCAATAGCTCCTGTTCAAATTATGAGGGCTGGAAAAATACGCAGATTTATAGGGGGCACTGCATTTACATATGCAATGACAGCTCCTCAACAAGCGTTTATTGAAAGTCAAAATGAAGCAAGGGATGCTGGCAATACTGCTGTAGCTTTGGCTGTTGGCGGTATTTTGGGGGGAACACTTGCTGTTGCTTTTGGCAAAAAGATGACTGCATCACAAATAGCTCAAATGAAAGTTGACCAAGAAAACTTTAGAAAGAACTTTTTGGGTCGTGATGCTGGTGCTATGGCAAGTCCTGAGACAGCAAGAACTAGAGCGTATGAGCAGTTAGAACAAGAAGGCCTTGAAGCTACTGGCATAGGAATTGAAAAGCTTGGCTGGAATCCTGTTTTAAGAATGATGTCTAGTCCAAATCCTATAGTAAGAAACTTAGGTATTGGCATGACAGATGTTGGCGGCATGATGCAAAAGAAAGTTAGAAGCGCAGAAGAAGCTATGGAGCAATCTGTAGAAACAACATTTAGAACCAAATATTACTCTGAGCTACTATCTGCTGTTCGTGAATCTGATTTGGCTTACTTAAAGTATAGGGGTATTGAATCATCTAAGTCTGATGCTGGTCGTGCATTTCAAATGATAAAGCTGAGTGCTGGCGATATTTTTAACAGAGCAGACGGAACACTGACTGACGTACAATTTAGAGCAAGAGTTGGCATGGCAATGAGAAGGGGCGATGTTGACAATATGGGCGATGCCGCATCTCAAGCAGTAACAAGTGCTGCAAAGGGATATAGAAAGCTATATGACAGAATTAAGAACGAAGCTCAGTCTGTTCGTTTGTTTGAGAAAGAAGCCAGAATAGAAATAGAAAAGCTTAAAGCTACTGGTGCTTCTGCTCGTCAAATATCTAAAGCAGAAAACAGATTAAATGACATTAGAGCTAGTGGTGTGTCTGTTAATACTGCTGAGTCTTATTTAAACAGAGTCTATAGAATAGATAAGATTGAAGAGAATGTTCCAAGGTTTTTGTCTAAGGTTAGTAACTGGTACATAGCAAACAAAGGTATGAATGCTACTCAAGCCAATAAAATTGCAAGGCAAGTTCTTGATGAGGTTACAAGAAGAAAGCCTTATTATAATCTTGATGAGTCAAACAATCTTGAGTTTTTGTCTAATCCAGCAGGAGCAAAGTCTAGAACTGTAGAAGTTCCTGACGATGTATTGGAAGAGTTTCTTGAGAATGACATTGAGACTCTTGTGCGTCACCACGTTAAAACAATGGGAATGGATATAGAACTTACTAGAAAGTATGGTTCTGTAACTATGGACGATACACTAAAGCAAGTCACTGATGAATATCAAAGACTTATAGATGAAACTGCTGATGCTTCCAAAAGAAGTAGTTTAGCTCAGTCTATGGAAAGAGACTTAACTGACATAAGGGGCTTGAGAGACAGGCTTCGTGGCACTTACGGCGCATCTAAAGACCCTCACGCTTTATCAAGCCGTTCAATAAGAGTTATGAAATCATTTAATGTTCTTGTCGGTATGGGAAGCGCAATGGTTTCTTCTGTTCCTGATGTAGCCAGAATTGTTATGACTGAGGGTTTGGTAAATGCATACGGCAAAGGCTTTGCTAGAATGTTTGATGAGCAAGCCGCAACGATAGCCAAGATGTCAAAAGGTGAATTAGATAGAGCCGCTATTGCCGTTGATGCAACTCTTGGACTAAGAGCGCATGCAATGTCTGACATAGGTGATTTGTTTGGCAATAGATTTGCTCTTGAAAGAAGTCTTAATGATGCAACTGGCATGTTCTTTTTTATGAATGGTTTGAATATATGGAACCAAGCTTTAAAGGAAATGTCTGGTAACGTTACTATGCTTAGAATGACTAACGACATTATGAAGAAAGGTGGTTGGGCCAGTTTAAGTCAAAGACAGAAGGAAAAGCTTCTTACCAATGGGATAGACCAACAAAGCTACGGAATAATGAGAAGCGAGATTCTAAAGCATGGCGAAAAACAAGGCGGTCAATGGTTGCCTAATACAGATGACTGGACGTTTAGAAACGATGTATTAAAGTTTAGAAACGCCCTTAACCAGCAAGTAGAAAGAACCATTATAACTCCTGGGGCTGGTGACAGAGCCTTATGGACTTCAACTGAATTTGGGTCATTGATGACCCAGTTTAAGTCTTACGGTCAAGGCGCAATGATTAGAATGCTTACATCTGGACTGCAAGAGAAAGATGCTGCATTTTGGCAAGGAGCATTCCTTATTGTTGGTCTAGCTGGTCTTATTAATGAAATCAAACGTCAGCAGTATGGAATGACAAGAGATGAGAGTTTTGATCAAAAGATTGTTAATGCTGTAGACCGCTCTGGTATTCTTGGTTGGTTTATGGATGTTAATAATTCTATAGAAAAACTTAGTGACTACAAGATGGGTATGCGCCCAATGCTTACAGACCAGCCATCATATCCTGTCCATCCTACTGCAAAGATGAGTTCTGTTTTTGGTCCTGCGGCAAGCACAACTTTAAATGCTACGAGCATAATGGGTGATGTTGTGAACGGAAATGTAAACAACAAGACAGCAGAAGACCTTAGATTTATATTTCCTACAGGCAACCTGTTTTACTTAGACCCTATATATGACGGGGTTTTTGGTGGGAATGTGAATAGACAAACCGAAGATTTTAGAGGATAGATATTAGATGGCTACTATACAAATTGCAGACAATGATGCTAGAAAACAATATTCACAAGCCGTAACTGCTGATGTAACGCAGTTGACGATTGATTTCCCATTTTTTGAATTAGACAATATTAATGTCATTGCAACAACTAATGCTGGTGTTGATACTGTTCTGACAAGAGGTACTGGAACTGGCACTTTTGCTGTTGTTGGTACTGCTGTAGATGATGGGTTTTCTGGTGGTTATGTAACTTTAGGCGATGATTACGCAAATACGTTTACATTTACTATATTTAGAGACATTGAAGTATCCAGAACTACGGACTTTCCTACGTCTGGCCCTTTCAACGTAAACTCATTAAATACAGAACTTGATAGAATTACAGCTATTGAGCAGGAACTTGAGACTAAGATTAGCAGAACAATGGGTCTTGCTGATTCTGATGCTAGTGCAAACCTAAAGCTTCCTAACCTTGATACTCGCAAAGGCACAGTATTGGCTTTTAATGCTACAAGTGGTTTGCCTGAAGCTGGACCCAGCATTGGTTCTGTAACTACTGTTTCAGCACAATCAGCAAACATAAACACTGTAGCTGGTATATCGGCAAACGTAACTACTGTGGCTGGTATACAAGCTAATGTAACGACTGTTGCTAACATTGATTCTAGCGTTACTACTGTTGCTGGCGACACAGCTAACATTGCCACTGTTGTTGCAAACCTTACTGACATTCAGAATGCAGAGGAACATGCACAAGAAGCCAAAGACTATGCAACTAAGGTTGATGGTCAGGTTCAGGAAAACGGTTCTAATACTGGTAACTATGCATCTAAGGCTTGGGCAATAGGTGGAACAGGCGTAACTGACACAGCTGGTTCTGGTGCCGCAAAAGAGTGGGCTACAGAAACAAGCAGTAACGTAGATGGCACAGAGTATTCAGCTAAAGAATATTCTATTGGCACTGGCCAGAACACAGGCATGAACACTGGTTCTTCTAAACAATGGGCCATAGGTGGTGGCAATGGATTTGACCGTGACACTGCTGTAGCTGGCGGTGAGTTCTCTGCTAAGTATTGGGCAAATCAGGCTAAGAGCGAAACTCAAACACAACGTGATGTGTATTATGGAGCTTTTACCAATGATACAGCCGCAGAAGCGTATCAAACAGGCTCCGCACCATCAGGCAATGCTGGCACAGTAGATGCTGGCGACTTATATTTTAATACATCAATAAATGCAATGAAAGTTTATAACGGCACTGCGTGGAACGAGGTTGCCGCAGACACAACAAACTTTGCCACTAATGGCTTTTCAATAGCAATGGCTATCGCATTATAGGAGTTAAAGATGGCACAGAACTTTAGACGATACACACTTAACGGAGTAGGCACTGCGGCGGCAGATATTCCCGATGGTGCAAACTTTGATAGCTACGATACGCTGGTAGGTATTCACCTCGCCAATGTAACAACTAATGCTGTGACTGTTGAGGTCTACATTAATGATGGCACTAACGACATTCATCTAATTAAAGATGCGCCTATCCCTGCGGGTGGTGCGCTACAGGTTATGGATGGCGGTGCTAAGATTGTCGTGCAGTCAGGTGACAGGCTTTACGTTAAATCAGATACAGCTGCATCTGTCGATGTTTGGGTTTCTGCTGTTGATGCAATTAGCACATAGGTGACACATGGGATATGTAGGTAATCAAAGCACTAACGCTTATAGCAGTCTTCCTGCCAAGCAAGACCTGACTGGTGCTACAGGTACTAGCTTGACACTGAGCCATGCTGTTGCTGGTCCTGAGAGCATTGACCTGTTTATCAATAATGTCCGGCAAGAGCCGACTACAGCTTACAGCGTATCAGATACAACTGTAACGCTGACTGGTTCTGTCGTGGCAAGCGATGATATTTATGTTGTCTATAACGGCCTGGCTTTGCAGACTATCGTGCCGCCTGATGGTAGTGTAAGCACAGCCAAGATTGCAGACGATGCAGTAACATCAGCCAAGATAGCAGATGATGCTGTGACTAATGCTAAGATTGATACAGTGGCGGCAAGCAAATTAACAGGTGCATTGCCAGCGATTGATGGTTCTGCTTTAACCGGCTTGAGCGGAACAACCCCTGCGTTTTGTGTAACTAGAAATAGTACCCAAACTTCTAACAGTGGGGTTGCTACTCTTGTGCAATGGAACGTTGAGATTTACGACTCCGATGGTAAATTTGCAAACAACAAATTTACGCCTACGGAGGCTGGTTACTATTATCTTTTTGCACAGGTCAATAATAACAATCTCTATAATCAATCCGAATTAAATATCTGGATTAGAAAAAACGGCTCTACCATAATGCGTGGGGCAGTAGCTGGCAATAACTCTACATCAAACAGAGATTACACAATTAACTGTTCTATAATTAACGTAGCTGATTCTGATGATTACTTCGAAGTTTATGCCGAGCAACAACTAGCAAACGGGCAAATGATAGCCAGTGCAGACCGTTGTGTATTTTTAGGATATAAGGTGGGATAGTATGACATATCAAAGAGCGATTCACGAACTGCATAGTAATGTCCACACCTGTTTTGGCGATGCCCCTGACGTTGTGGCG